AACAAAAGGCTAACAGCCTATAAAAAAGGAGTGTAAACAAATGGAAAGTGTAAAGCTATCAGCTAAAAGCAAAAAAGAACGCCGGGAGTTATTAGAATGGTTCAGAAATAGATATGAAAGTTTGAGCCTATCGGATTATAGGAAATTTATAAAAAGCGTAACAACCCATTAAATAAAGGAGTGTAAACTATGAGAATTACAAAAGATAATTTAAATGATGTATTTAATGCAAAGCAATGTAGCGTTAAAACAATGGGCGCGTTATGACAAATAAAGAAAAACTACAAGTCCGAATTGAAACAGTAACATCATTAGTTAATGACAAACGAATAGATTTAGAGTGTAAAGAGGTATTTATACAGCGATTAAAAAAACTCAAATTAGAGTTAAAGGAGTTAGGATAATGAGTAAAGAAATTCAAATTAAGCAGGTGTTGCACCAACCAAAAGAAATTGGGATTTATTATTTAGCTTGTGTAGTTATGCCGAACGGTGAAATTATAAGTTTAGGCAAAAGCGTTGGTTTTTACAGCAAATATAGAAATGAATTGTATGGTAAAATGGAGGTTAAATAATGGAAAAAGTATACTACGTTGACTTATGCACATTAGCAGTTACCGCAGAGAATGAAGAGCAAGCAAAAGATGAAGCTATAAGAATGATTAAAGAAGGTGGTTTTGTTTGTATAGACCAAGTAATTGAAGCAGGGGAGGTGAAATAATGGACGGATTGATCGAAGCACTCGCAGGGATATTTATTTTTGGGGTGGTAATTTTCGTAGTTGGCGCGTTTCGTGAAGTAGTAGCAGCAATAAAGAATAGAAAAAACAAGGGGTTTTAAGATGGTTAGTTTCATGGATTTTTGTGTAGGAATGTTTTTCTTGTGTTCGGGTATTGGCATATTGGTTTTAACTTTTGCTTTTGCTATAATGGCGAAATCAGATCAAAAAGTTGATAGTGTAGGAGGTTTAAGATAATGAAATTAAGAATATCGACGGACGCTAAGAGTTTCAAGATCGAGCACATGAAAAAGGGAATGTGGCGGTTATGGGGTTGTGTTAATAAAGAAACTAAGCAATTTACAGGACACACCGGCTGCCGACCTTATTTAAAATGTAAACTATTTGCTGAGTTTCAAAGTGATTTTAAGATCGCAGATTATAAAATTCAATCCATTATTGTTGAGGTTGTAGTATAGTTAATTCTATCCGTAGTGTGGGGACAAATTAAACTCTACTACGGGTAGCGCCTTCATAAAAATATTTAAAATAGTTCTTGTATGAACATAAAAAGGTTTTATAATGAAATTATTGAAAGTCGCTATTTGTTTAGTTGGTTGTGTTTTTTATTTGAATGGATTTGCGTATCCTGAAGTCAAATCATGCGGAGGTATCAAAGCGAGTTGGTATTCCGAGAAAAGTTTGAAATCCGAGGGTACGTGGACAAAATCTAAAGGTATTATGGCAAACGGTCAATCTTATAACGAAAACTATCTCACGTGCGCGACACGACTCTTTCCTTTAGGTACTACTCTCAGAGTTACCAATACAAATAATAAAAAATCAGTTTATGTTAAAGTTACCGATCGAATTGGCAAACGGTTTGCTAATAGTAGAATAGATTTATCTAAAACAGCGTTCAGCAGGATCGCTAAACTAAATGATGGGCTATGCCCGATAACAGTGGAGGTACAGTAATGAAATTAAAACTATTCACTTATTTCTGGGGTGTTAATTTCCGGTACTTGTTTGAAAACTTTTGCTATCCATCAGTAGCAGATCAGATAGCTGAGCTTAAAGCGGCCGGGGTGGATGTAGAGTGGCAAGTTCATACGCCGGTACCTATGAGAGAGCGATCGCAGTGTACTTACTATCCTGCTAAACCAAACGAAACACTAGAGACCTTTCAGAGAATGATCGAAGGTTTTGCTGACACAGGGATACCAGTGGCGTTCATTGGTCCCGATTATATAGTGGGTGCCGATACGATAGCTAATTGTTTTGAGTTGATAAAGGATCGCCCTAATCAAAGCATAGCTGTCGCGCACCCTCGTATAGCATGGGAGAAGTTTACTTCAAGATGGAATACAGTACTACACCCATTACAGCACGAGCAGCTAGTATCTTTAGCTTTCCAGTTTCCGCACCGGTGTCTATCCGGCGCTGATCCGACAGTACTGCCCAACCTAACATGGACCGGGCTATCAGTACGTGAAATAAAGGACGGACTGTTTGCTGTCACACATAATTTGGCAACGCCGTTTATGTGTAGGTTCACCAAAGATGATGTCGAATTTTTTAAGGACAAGAATTTCAGATCGTTCGATCGAGATTACACGCGGAAATTGCTAAAAGAGGGTAGGATCAAATTGGTAGGCTCGAGCGATATAGCTTTTTTCCTGGAGTTGACCAGTGCTAGTCACCACCCAGAAATGTTAAATGAAATGCACGGTATAAGTATGTTAAATAATGACAAAGAAATGGACGGACAAAATCACTACAATCCGTTTATTGTAACATGGAGGATGTAATGCGGAAACCCAATATCGAAGGTATTAAGACAATGGATCCTGAAGCGGTATTTACACCGCTAGAGGTTGCGGAATTATTAGGTTACACACAAGCGGGCGCTTTGCGCTTAATTAGGGTTGGTACCATAGAGCACTACACTCTAGGGAAGAGATATTACGTTAAAGGTTCGGCAATACAAAAATTTATGAACTTTGTCTCTAATGACGTTGTGTAATGGATATAATAAGCCGACTAGCACAAGCCAATTTTAGGCTATTCCCTTTGAAAGGTAAGAAACCGGCAATACCTAAGGGTACTGACTGGAAAACTATCCCTAAAGATCCGGATCTATGTGTCCTGGATTTTGAAGGGAATTATGCCGTTCACGCAGAGGACCATCTGATCATAGATGTAGACTGTAAGAAGGGGCAGAAAGGGATTGAGTTTTTCAAACAACTGACAGAAGATTTAAAATTAGCAGCAAATTGGGAGAACGAAACTTTTGTCGTGCGTACCGGCACAGGCGGATTTCATGTATACTTGACGGTGCCAGAAGGCACTAAAACTAAAAAACATTATAAGGGGTACCCTGGGCTTGAGTTTCTTCATGGCGCTTTCTATGTAGTAGGACCAGAAAGCATACACCCCGACACAAACAAACCTTACGAAGTAATATTTGGCGGGCCAGAGAAAATCCGGGCTTGTCCTGGTGTACTACTCACATTCCTCACAACGAAAACAGTTGTGGATATTGGGGTGCAACCTAAGCAAGGGTTCGTTGATGATGATCCACTTAACCTGGATAGACTAAAAGAACTTATTGAACGCTCGCCTTTAGTTAATAAAGGTGAAGGGCAAACGAGCAACTGTTATATTATGGCCTGTCGTGCTAGAGATCTCGGTATCTCTCAAGACAAAGCCCTCGAAATCCTCAACACTTGCTACAATAACGAAAAACTTATACCGCCGGTTGATCTTGACGAGCTAAAACATCAAGTCAAGAGTGCCTATAGTTACGCTAAGGGCAAAATGGGCGGGCTTAATGCTAAAGCTATATTTGATACTCTAGATGTTGGCAAGCCGGTAGACGTAGAGTCGCTATCCTACGATAGAGACAGTAAAAATAAACTGAGAAAGACATTAAATAATTGCGTGAACTATTTGTTAAGCCTGAAGCCTATATCTAATGTATTTAGGTACAACGCTTTCACCGGCATGATCGAGATCGAGTCAAAAGCTCCGTGGTATAAAGAACGCGGAGAGAAAGGCGCTAACATAAGTGACGAAGATATAACCATGTTGAAATACTTTCTAGCTAGAGTTACCGGCTTTGAATTCTCACAGCAAATGGCCTCCGATGCTGTAGTCATAGCAGCCCACAAAAGGCACTACCACCCAGTAAGAAATTATCTTGATAGTTTAGTATGGGACGGCGTTCCACGTTTAGATACGTGGATGACGACTTACGGCCATGCTGTAGACACAGTTTATACCCGCGCCATTGCGCGCAAGACTTTATGTGGTGCTGTTAGGCGAGTTTATGATCCGGGCTGTAAGTGGGATCACGTTTTAGTTATTGAAGGCGTACAGGGTATAGGTAAGTCCACAGCTTGCCGGATATTAGGGCGTAGTTGGTCCGGGGATATGAATTTAGATCCGCACAACAAAGATAGCGTTGCTATGATGTTGGGTAAATGGATAATTGAACTATCAGAAATGACCGCGCTCAAGTGGGCTGATGCTAATGCGCTAAAATCTTTCATCACCCGATCGAGTGACACCGCTAGACTATCCTACCAACGCCACGCTAAAGATTATAGACGACAAAGTATTTTTGTGGGGACCGTAAACCCTGAGCACGTTGGATACCTCAACGATATAACAGGCAACCGGCGATATTGGATCGTTAGGTTTGTTGGCATGGTTGATATGGTTGGGTTAGAAAATGATTGCAATCAGTTATGGGCCGAAGCTAGAGCAGTATATAAAAATGAAATCCTGTACCTTCAAGGTGAAGCCGATTGCTTACAAGTTGTCGAGGCACAATCTCGTATGCCGGAGGATCCTATGCGTTCTAACGTACAGAGTTGGATTAAAGCCAACCCTGAGATAGTCAAGGCTTCTACGATGGAAGTTTCCGGATACCTGGGGCTGAATTTAAAATCTATGACACGCAACGATCAGAGCCGTATCGCTCAAGCGTTGGTCGATTTAGGATGGACTAAAAAGCAAGAGTTTGAACAAGGTATGCACACAACAAATTATTATAAACCGGAGGTACAAGTATGAAAAAAGTTTTGATTGGTTGTCCGACATTTGGAATTGATCCCAACCCTGGCCGTTGGCTAGTGTCACAGAATTTTGCGGCGAATGATTTAGTACGCGCCGGGTACAGTGTATCTTACTGCTACCCATATAGGAAAGGTGTTTGTGACGCTGATAATCAGATCGTTAAGACAGCACTAACTAATGGATACGATTATATCTTGCGTATGGACGATGATATATGGGGCGTTGAAAGTGGTGACGTGCTGAAGTTACTAGAAGCGGACAAAGAGTTTATTTCCGCTGTAATGTTTACGGCACGGTTTCCTTATGCTTTGTGCGCCTGCACTAAGATAGATAAAAGTTTAACTCTAAATTACATAAGTAAAAACGAGGGTGATTTTTTAAGTGAAGTTAAAGGTACCGGCGTACAAAAAGTTGATCTCACAGCGACACCGTTCACACTATTTAAAACTTCTATGTTTGAAAAGATGACATACCCTTTCTTCGACAAGACAAAAGATGGAGCGCCGGACTCTAACCTATGTGATAAATGTTTAGCTCAAGGCATTCAACCCTATGTGCACATGGATATCCAACTTAACCACCGCGAGGTTACACCGTGGAATAGACTACACCTATTTAATGCTGAAGCTAGAAAGATGTTAGCTACACAATCACTCGATCCGACTACACACATATTCCAAAAGCTAGCAGCGATGTTTGGTGACGATGGTTTGAAAGATCTACTGTCGCTCAAAGGTACTGAGGTGAAGTAATGAAAACACTTAGCGTAATATGTCCGAGCAGAGGACGGCCGCACATTATTAAAGATATGCTACAGTCGTTCTACGAAACTACAAGTGGCGAGCATACAAAACTATTAGTATACCTCAACGAAGATGATACGAGCTTGCCGGAATATGAAAAAGTTTTGGCTTCTTTTGACTCTCCGTTTCTTGACGTTGTGATTGGCCCGCGCAAGTTCATTGTAGAAGTATATAATATGGGCGCATGTTTAGATGTGTGCGATTACTACGCTCCTATAAATGACGATCACGTGTTCATCACTCCAGATTGGGATCGCAAACTTATAGATGTTGTCGAAACTAAAGGTAGCGGATGGGGTGTCGCTTGTGCTGACGATCTCTTAACTGATTGGAGCAAATGTACTCACCCTTCAGGTTGTGTTATCTCCGGCAATATTGCACGGACACTGAGCTATTTAATACACCCGGCGATCCGGCACATTGGGACCGACACTTATCTAATGAAAATGGCTAACGGCATAAAGAGATTGTTCATGGAACGAGATATAGTTATTGAACACCGGCACTGGATCAATGGCCAGCGCCCGATGGATGCTAACTATCGTTGGGTTTACAGTAACGAAGAGCAAGAGTGGGGGCGTACAGCAATACGACACTACCTAGTCAACGCGTACCGGGCGGATATGGAGAAACTATATAAGGCAATGGAAGCCGATGGAGTGATAGTGTGATTGAACTATATCCTTTCCAAGAATTAGGCCGTGATTTTTTAGCGCTTCGATCGAACGCTATACTAGCTGATGATATGGGCTTAGGTAAAACATACGAGGCGCTTGAAGCTATCAAAAAATTAAAACTTACCTCCGGCTTGATAATTTGTACGCAGTCAACCCGGCATACCTGGGCAAAAAGAATACGTGAGCAAATTCCAGGTGCTTTTATTAAAGAAATCAAATCACCGAAGGTACCGCCGGACCCGAGCGCGTTCAATGTAGTGAACTATGATATAGTATGGAAGAAACCACTCATAGATAGTTTGAAGGTGATCAACTTTCCGGTTCTAATTTGTGACGAGAGTCACTACCTCAAAACTACAATGGCCAAACGGACTAAAGCTGTACTGGGTAGGGGTGGTCTTTATAAGCGGTGCCATCGAAGGTGGCTTATGACAGGGACCCCGATCCTCAACAGGCCAATAGAATTGTACCCTTCTTTAAGGGCGTTGTTTCCTACCTTCTTAGGTAGATATACTGGGTACTATGACTTTGCATTTAGGTTCTGTAATGGGCACCAAGCACCTTTCGGGTTCGATGCTACTGGAGCTTCTAACCTGGAGGTATTGAGCGCGATACTCAAGCCTATTATGCTGAGACGATTGAAAGAGGATGTACTGACGGATCTACCCGCAGTAACGTATGAAAAAATCTATCTCGATCCAACTGATAAACTACTCAAACTAACAGACAAAGAAAATAAAAGTAGGACGGAGGTACTAGGCGAGAATGCATCGATCCGCCGAACGCTAGGGGTGTTAAAAGCTACAACTGCGATCATGCACATAAGAAATTTATTAGAACAGCGCAGTAAGATAGTCGTTTTCATTTGGCATACAGATGTTGCTAAGGCAATAGCTGATGCCTTCCCTGGCCAGGCGGTTTTATATACCGGCAAGCAATCGGCTAAAGAAAAAGAAGAGGCTAAGGAAAAGTTTATAGAAAATCCTGACACTCATCTTTTCATTGGCCAATTAATTTCGGCCGGGATAGGAGTGGACGGGTTACAGTATGTATCGGATGTTTGTGTGTTCGTTGAAATGTCATACGTACCAGGAGAAATAAGACAAGCAGTAGATCGGTTAAACCGTATCGGCCAAACTAAGCCAGTGCTTGCACAATTTCTTGTTGCGGAAGATAGTCTTGACGAAAAGCTTATTAACACGCTCATAGTAAAAGCTAAAAACATAAACACAATAATGGGCGAAAAAGGAGAAACAGAGTTTGTAGAGACGAAATGTGATGTTTGCAAGGAAGCAACAGAGTTAAAGCAGTTGAAACGAGCACACAACCTTACAGTATGTAAGAGGTGCAAAAAAGAAATGGAGGGAATCCTATGAGTATTGAAAAAAGTTTAGAGAGCATCGCGACATCATTAGAGATACTAGCAGGAGGTAAGCGGCTACCTTACCAAGCACAACCATCCGGAGGCCCTATAGGCAACCTAGCTGACGCAGTGGCCGAGGCCGGAGTAGCGGCAGCAGAGGCAGAGGTAGCACTGGTAAAGACAGGTGCCGAGCTAAGAACTTTTGCACAAAAGATAATGAAGAGCGCTACACCTGAGCAGAACACAGCTTTGATTGTTCACATCAAAAGTATTTGCGCCAAGTTAAGTCCGAGCAGTCCTAAGTTGATCTCTATCCCTGCGGATAAGACTAACGAGGCTTATGATATGTTGGAAACGTATGCAACTGAAAACGGCATAGCAATAGGTTAGTAATATGTCAAACAAAAAACACTCACAAATGTCCCCTTCTTCTGCCGAACGGTGGTTGAACTGTCCTGGATCGGTAAAACTATGTACTCCGATACCGCAAGAAGAGTCTAGCAGTTATGCCAAAGAAGGTACTGTAGCTCACGAAGTATTAGAGCGTTGTTTAAAAAATCTCAACCTTGATCCATATGAAATGGAAGGCCTAGAGATTGACGACATAGAAGTTACTGAAGAAATGTGCGAAGCCGTAGATTTCACAAAGGAATGTGTGCTCGCCGATCTCGAAGATGGAGGGGTTTTATCAGTAGAACAAAAAGTTAATATCGTCCCGGGCCTAATTAAAGGTACGCTAGATATAGCGATCATCAGAGAGTACGATAAAATTATTGTAGCTGATTTCAAGTACGGGAAAGGGCTTCACGTTTCGGCAGTGGATAACCCACAGTTGATGCTTTACGCTTTGCCGTTGATGAAGATGTACGATGTGCCTGAAGTAGAGATAGTAATCTACCAACCGCGCAAAGAGGACCAAATCAGTCGTGCTACCTACACAGTGGAGCAGCTTGAAGATTTTGAAAAAGAGATCCACCGGGGCATTGCTGCCACGCAAGAGAAAGATCCTTACATTAGTGCGGGAGATTGGTGTCGTTGGTGTAGGGCTAAAGCGATATGTCCGCAAGTTAGGACCACTATCTCTAAGGCTTTAGTTGAAGTCAAAGGTAAAGAGCTAATATTCCCTGACGTTGAAGGGTTGCCTACTGATGCGCTTATCCGTATAATGGATGTTAAGGATTTAGTAGACAAGTGGTTCAAAGCAGTCGCGGCGTATGCTAAGTCGGTAGTAGAAGAAGGCGGAGAGATACCAGGCTACGAGCTAGCTAAAAAACGCGCTCACCGTAAATGGGTCAACGAAGTAGAAGCACTAGCAGAGTTTTCGGATCTAGGTGACGAAGCGTTTACTATTAAGATCTTATCTCCGGCCCAGATGGAAAAGAAAACTGACAAGGATCGAGTAGCGAAACTGACAGAGGTTCTGGACACTGGCATGACGCTCAAAAAAGTTAAAGAAGTTAAAGCAAAAGCTAAACCAAAACCAAAAGTAAAAAAGATAAAGGAGACTAAAAGTGGCAAAAGGAAAATCAGTAAGACAAACGTATAGAACAAATGCTTTCAGAGTTTCATACCCAGAGCTTTTTGAAGCTAAAGCACAGATGGGCGATACAGCTAAGATGAGGTACACTTTGAATATGCTATTCCCTAAACCGGAATTAGTAGCTCAAATACAAGGTACCGATCACGCAGCGGCGAAGCATCTAGCAACCGATAGGATGGTAGGCTTCCACAATGCACTAGCTAAAGTAGCACGTGCTAACTTTGGGCCAGAAGTAGACCTAAAATTGCTGAAGATAACACAATTCAGGGATGGTGATTTACCTAAGGCTTCTGGCAAGATCGAGGACAACGAGAAAGGGTACATAGTAATACGTACCTCTTCTAAAGACAAACCGCAGTGCATCGATAGAGGAGCACATATCATCACCGATCCAGGTGAGTTATATCCTGGCTGTTGGGCGCGAGCAGTATTAACTATCGCTCCATTTTTCAAACCGCAACATGGCATAACAATCTATCTAGCGGGCGTTCAGAAATTAGCTGACGATTCTACATTCTCATCACGACCTCGTATCGAGGACGAATTTGATGCTATTGATGATTCCGATTTAGCACAAGATGGTGGTTCACAGGCAGTGGACCCATTGGCAGAATAAGGGAGGTGATAGTATGTCGAAGATTTCCAAGAAGAACGTGGTTGAGGACAGACGAAAGATCAAGCGTGATGATGCTAGAGCGTCAAAAGGTTTGACTTCTGTCGATCCAGAGCCGGTGGCAGCACCGGTGGCAGACGTGGCAGCACCGGTGGCAGACGCAGCACCAGTTGCTATGGTTAAAAAAGGGAAAAAGAAAAAATAACAGCCTTTCCCAAGGTAAACCCTTTCTAGGAGGGGGCGCGTCCTCCTTAAAAACGCGCACTAAAAAAAGGAAAACTATGACGAAAAAAGTCTACATTGATTTCGAGTCCCGGTCCCAGATAGATATATGGTCCGCAGGTGCCTATAGGTACGCTGAGGATCGCTCCACAGAGGTCCTATGCTTGAGCTACGCCGTTGACACGGGGAAAGTACACACCGCCTTAAAGGGTCTACAACTGATGACTATGGTAGGTATATTGAACGATCTAGTACTTGAGGGTGCTGAATTTCATGCGCACAACGCGTTCTTTGAGCGCTGTATGTGGAAGTTCTGCCTTACCCCTAAGTATGGGGCCTTTCCTATACCTCTACAGCAGTGGCGCTGTACTGCTGCTAAGGCTTCAGTGTGCTCGTTACCTCGGTCCCTGGAGAAAGTAGCGATGGCTTTAGGTACTAAAACAACTAAGGATATGGAAGGCAACAGAGTAATGCGTGCCCTCTGTACCACTACAGGCCCGATAGAAGCAAGCAAGCTAGTTAGGCTAGGGCAGTATTGCGAAAAAGATGTCGAGACTGAGCGTGAAGTTGATCAGATGCTCCCGGATCTCATACCTGATGAACAGGCAGTGTGGTTTTTGGATCAGGCGATAAACGATCGCGGCGTTAAGGTTGACCTCGATGCCGTGCACAAAGCAATCAAGCTAATTGAAACGGACAAGGAGACATTAACAAAAGAACTGAAAGATATATCAGGAGGTGAAATTGACAAAGGAACGCAAACAGCAGTTATCAAAAGATATTTGGAAAAGCGAGGACTTAACCTTCCTAATCTACAAAAAGCGACACTGGTGGCAGCGCTTCAAAAAGCCGATCCTGAGCACGTCCGTATCATACAACTTAGGCAACAACTATCTCTCACCTCAAACGCTAAGTACGCTTCGATGGCTTATTCAGCATCAAAAGACGAACGACTCAGAGATACGCTTATGTATCACGGAGCGTCTACCGGACGTTGGAGTGGAAAGATAGTACAACTCCAGAATTTAGTTAAGCCTACCATAACGGGTAGTCAAGTAGACACAGCGATCGAATGCTTAAAGGATAACCCCACAGTATTCCCGATGTTCTATCACGTGCTACCGGTACTATCCTCGTGCATTAGAGGTATGCTTATACCAACTGAAGGCTACGAAATGTTTACGGCAGATTATGCTTCGATCGAAGCGCGAGTCGTTATGTGGCTAGCTGATGAAAAGAAAGGTGTTAAGATTTTTGTGGACCAGGACAAGGATCCAGAAGCCATAGATATTTATGTGTACATGGCCCGATCAATTTTTGGCAACAACAAGCTAACTAAAAAAGATAAGAAAGAACGGCAGCTAGGTAAGCAAGCGGTGCTAGGTTGCGGCTTTGGTATGGGTGTAGCTAAGTTTATAGCTACGTGCGCTAAGTACAATGTAGAGGTCACCGATCAGTTAGCAGAGAAAGCAGTTAAAACTTACCGCAGAACTTTTAACGGAGTCCCTAACTTTTGGTACGCTCTTGAAGCAGCCGTTAAGAAAGCAGTGTCCTTAAAAGTAACAGTACCTTTCGGTAAGCTGAAGATAGCATCGGACGCACAGTTCTTGACGATCCAACTACCGTCCGGCCGGAAACTCTACTACCATAAACCCCGAGTCACTAGCGAAGGTAAGTTAGTTTTTAAGTCTGTCAATAGTAAGACTAAGCAGTACTCAACAGAAGAAACCTGGGGCGGTAAGCTAGCAGAGAATGTCACTCAAGCTGTAGCCAGGGATCTAATGGTTCATGGTATGTTCAACCTTAAAGATAAGGGCTATGAGATACTATTTACGGTGCATGATGAACTGGTTGTAGAAGGTTGTTCAAAGAATGAACAAGATGTGATTGACCTAGTATGCCACAAGCCAACCTGGGCAGAAGGATGTCCGGTTGCTGCGGAGTGTGAAAAAATAAAGAGGTATAAAAAATGAGAAAAGTAGGTAAACTTTATATAGGCCGGGACCGTCACCCCGAGTGCCCGCTGTGTGACCGAAAGATGAGAGAGATATTTACTAAGGTTAAAGGTAAACTATGCCATGTGTGGGCTTGTGCCCAACCAGACTGTATGGTATGGATCGATGTACAGGATCCTTGTGTAGGTAAGTGGCAAGACATACCGAAAAAAGACCGGCCGAAGTGCCCACTGTGTGGAGATCCGCTTAACTATTTCTTTAGGAGCGATAAGTTTATTAAAATGCAATGTCCTAGTAACACCAAGAAGCACAACTTCTTTCAGATCTTGCGTGGACGAGTAGAGGACTTTCCAAAGGAGATGAGATAATGAAGGCAGGTTTAAAATACGATAAAGATAAAACGAGATACGACTTGATACCGGTTGGAGTTATCCGGGAGCTAGCAAAAGTTTTAACTATGGGTGCTAAAAAATATGCACCTAACAGTTGGCAAAACCTCCCGGATTTTAATGACCGGTACTACGCCGGGTTACTACGTCACCTCATGGCATGGCGCAGGGGAGAGTGGCGGGACCCAGAGTCGGGACGATTGCACCTATCTCATGTTTTGTGTAACGCAGCTTTTTTGCTGTGGAAGGATTTAAAAAATGCGAAAAGAAGAGGAAACTAGAATACAAACAGCGTTCGTTAAGCACGTGCGATTGAGATACCCTACGATGTTAATGACTACGTCACCGGCCGGAATGATAATGTCTATTGGTATGGCTATGAAGATGAAGCGTATGGGGTATATGAAAGGCACACCGGACGTGATGATCTTTCACCCTACAGAAATATATCACGGATTGTTTTTGGAATTTAAAAGGCCAGGCGGTACAACTTCAGTAGAACAAAAAGCATTTCTAGGTGCACTCAAACAGTTAGGCTATAAAACAAAAGTGGTCTATGCGGTGGATGAAGCCATCAATACCTTAGAAGATTATTTAGTTACTAGATAGCCTTGCGTATTACGGTACCTACGGGGAGAAAATTGTAGCGTTTTTCAAACGCGCCAACTCCCCTCTCAGTCACCGACATTATCGCCTTCGCTCCACGGCCCCTGGCCCACTCTTCCATACGTACCATACCTTTGATCCTAGCAGTCGCAGTGTCAAACCCTTTACGAGCTACGTAATTCTGAATGAACGCTACTGGTTCGCACTCCCATGAAGTCATAACAGTATAGAGATAAGCGTTGACGATACCGGCTTCGACATCGAGCAGTATCAAGTGGTCATCTGAGGACATACCATGCCTAAGCAAGAACTCTAAGTTATTAGCGTCCTTGCCTATGCCGTCACGGTATAATTCTAAAACTTGAGGAATATAAATAGGTTCGCGTAATTCTAATATCACAGTATAAAGATGTATCCATAGTTAAAGTATTTCAGCGTTATACATACAAACACTTCCTCTGCTGCTGCGTGAATAGGGTTTGTAACCCCTAATACGATGCTAGCCACAGATACTAGGGCCTGTATCCCCAAGAGCGTTAAGGCACCATTACTGAAGCCCGCAGCCCACGCTAGCATCACTCCAGTACTCAAACTGAACAATGCGAACACTGATCGCCGGATAACCTTACCCATAACAGTATCACCGCCGTACCCTTTGCACCGAGATATTATCTCTGGCACTATGGAAGCTGCAAATTGCCACACCCAAACACCCATTAGAACACTTAAAATGTTTATGCCTATAGTCTGGATAGCAGATCCGATGTAGCGTCTCTTATATTTGCCTGAGCGACCGCCCCACATCCATAGAAAACTGTCTATTACACAGATCCCCATGCTGGCAGCAGCTAAAGTTCCGATTGTCATTTCACTCATTTGTTCACCTTATCTCTTATCGGGTTACTACCTTTTTTATGGTCCCCGCACCAATCAGTATCATATACTACTGGGTAGCCATTCATCGTAGGCGCACTTCTCCGGCACCGACCTAGTTCGTCACCTTTCGGCACATAAAACATACAACTGTCACATCCAAATTTAGTTTTTCTATCCCACTTATCCATTATTTTACCTCCGCGTTAAGTTTCAGCGATTTAGGAAACCATTTCTTCGCCTTGAAGAATATCCCTAACCCCGCTGCCAGTCCCATAAACACATATAATACTACTTGCATCTTTTTTGCTTTACCCTCAGAGGCCTTCACTGCTTTTAGGACCTTCTGATTAAGCTGCTCTTCTTGACGTACCAACGTAGTTGCACTCACCAATTTCATATCGTGCGGAAACGTCATCGTCTTAGGTACTCCATCCAATAGTACCGCTATCTCTTGATTCGCCGGCACCGTAAAGATTCTTTCTTCTGGTAGCAATACTACCTCAGGGACCCGCACCATTAAGGCGCAGCCACAGAGTAAGAAAGCCATTAAAAATATTTTACATTTCGCCATCGGTTAGCCCCGCTTTTTCACGTAACTTTTTTAGTTGTTTTCGTATTACTGAAGCATCAGTATCACGGCCGTCGTCTAAAGCTTTTTTGTATGCTGCGTTCATGTGGGCGAGTTTATCAGAGAAGGCACCTTTCCTAGAAGGTATTAACCTATCTAAGAATTTAGCACCCACTCCCATAACTGTACCCCAACCCGGTAATTTCATTAGTCTCTTTTAAATCCTGTTAGTACACTGCACAGACCAGAAATGCCGGCAGCGAACGAGGCCATTACCATATTATAAGCAGGTAACAACGATGCGCCATAAGCCAAACCCCATACTGCTGCGCCACAGGCGCAAACGATTACAACTTTCGTCCATGTTTTCATAAGCCTAGTTCTCCTTTCTCTTACTAAAATAAGCCATAAATACTAAAGTAATTATCGCGGTGATTGCCTCTGATGATAGTTGTTGAGTTTGGACGCTGTAGATAAATACGCCCCCGGTGATGATTGCAAGCCAGAACTTGCCTGAAAAAAGTTTCTTCATTAGTATCCTCCATTTTTGAGCTTAAATAGTTGCTCTTTTGTTACTAGGTACTCTAAAGAGTTACCCCTATAAAACTCGGTGTTGCATTTTGAACAGTAATAAACCCTCAGGCCCACCGTAGCCGAAGGTTTCTCTTCTCTTAAAGTATGTTTACATTTTGGGCATTTCATATTTTCGTGGGTTGAGCATAGCTTTTATTTCGGCGATATCAAGTTTTATGGTCATTAGATTTGCGTTCAAGCAATCGCTTATCTCTTTATCCCGGAACCTACTTTGCTCGTTGATTTTACTAACTTGCGCTACGCCGCAAACTGCAACGGTTGTAAAAATTCCTGATAAGCCTATGAAGATAATCCAAAACTGCCACCACTTGATATAACCGTTGTCATTCCTTGCTGCTGCGCTCATACACTACCCCTATAATTTCTTTTTCTTTGGTGCTTGTTTCTTCAGTGGTGGTTTTGTTGTCGTATCGTTGGCTCGTGCTGCTTCATCGCGCGCTTTCTCTATCGCTAGGGCTACACAGCCTTTAACCGCAATAGTTACACCGGCTGCATCCGACACTACATTTATAGCGTCAACATCCTGATCGTCAATGTCCATCGGACCTTTAGATTTCCACATTTCCATGGCCAAATTAAATAAACGCCCGGCATCTACTTTAGCGCGAGAGTTGTAAATAATGTTAGCTATAGTTTCACTGAGTAGAACTTCCTTACCGAGAGTGATACTCCCGTCTGCTTCTGTTATTTCTTGGGTTCTAATTTCTTCCCCATCGGGTCCCGCGATTCCGATTGCAAAATTTACTCTTAACATTTCCGTCCTCCTTGTGTTTTAGACCTTTAGTGCATTAATTGCATCTGTTTTGTCCTTAATATATTCTAACCACGTACATACTATTTTGTCAAACTAATCTTTTGGTAGTGCGTTTATCGCATCTATCTTTGCCTGTATAATAGCCTTCTGCTCTGCTATCCCTTCTTCTTGCCGAGTGTAGTTTTGCAACTGACGCTCTAGTTGTGTTAGCGATGTTCTCTCAACGATAGGCTCTACCGCCGTTGTGAACTCATACTCTTTCTCTACTGTCCTGCGTGCTTCTCTCGCTACTTCTACTGGTACTAAATCTGCCATTATCTTACTCTCCTTCCGTTTCCTCTGCCTCTACTTGGTTTCTTATCGCCTTTCTTGCCATTTTTTGGCTGTCCACCACAATCGCCTTTTCTTGCCATACTAATCTCCTTTATGTTGCTGTTCC